AATATGGCCATGGTAGCAGTATCGGTGCTTAGTTCTGCCCCAGATTTCAGGGTACTTAGCTGTAAAGTACTCAGCTAACTTATTTGGTTTAGGTGCGTGACCATGTGACACAAGAAACGCAGTTTTACCCCACTCAAACACCCAGCAAGGTGCATCGCTCATCTCAATTGTGACTCGCTTGTTATTGCGCCAGTATGCCTGCTGGTGAGCTTTTATCGCCATGCTAAGCACTGAGTCATGATTTCCCTTAACGTGCCTTACAATTACTTTTTTGTACCGTTTTAGGGCTTCCTCAGTGATAAACGACAGCACCTCTAACCCAACCGCAAAGATTTCCTCCAAATGTCCGTCAGTATCTACTCGCGTGCCCTTTGTGGTGGTCGATTCAAAGTTATCTGAGTGAAAAAAATCACCTAATTGATTGATTACTATTGTTTCACAGTCTGGTGCATTGTTCATAAGGCGCATAAAAACGTCTTTGTGTCGCTGAGCAGCAATCTCAAGGTTATAATCATCACCGCTAATGCTCTCACTTGCCAGCATTCCAAAATGTGAGTCACCAATGTTGACTACGGCCAGCTCATTACCTTTAACTTTCTTCTGCGGCTTCGGTACAAACGGTGATTTACCTTTTTGGTACTCAATAAACGTGTCAAGTGCGCGTTTTACTGCTTCTAACTGGTCTTCATGCGCAAGATTACTCTTAACCCACTGAATTTTGACTTGACCATCATCGCCGTATAGCGTAGAAACACCTTTAGCCACAAAACCGTCTGGAACTGTGCGATTCATATCGTGCTCAGGCGACCAACCACGTCTAGCAGCATTCTTTTTGACGTTAGCAAGGTTGGCTTGCAGATTTCTAAGACTGATGCCTATTAAATCAGCCGCTTTTTGATTTGTTTTGGTGTCAAGCCTAGCCTGTACTGCTCTACGCTGTGGTTCTGACTCACAAAATTCTAGTAACCTCTTATTGATCATCGCCCAACTCCTCCATGTGTAAGTTATTTGCGTGCGAAATTAATGTTGTTAAGTAGCCAATGGCCGTCATCATACTTTCATCGTGCGGATTAAAACTGTAAACAAGTGTAGTCTGTTCATCTTCGGCAGGCGACACTGCTAGTAACACAAATTGGATTGGATCAAATTCAACTGCTTGCGAATCTCTAATGGCTTGCAGCAAGATTGCCTCAAACTCACTCAATCCATCAAGATCAATGTGATCTTTAAAATTAATTACGTTAGACATTACGCTTTACTCCTGCATTCCATCGGTCTGGCCAAGCGGGACAAGGCCAACCAAGCCCAGATAGCCACTTGTGCAATATGTTGTACACCTTATTATGTTCATCTACCGCTAAATCCTCGGTAAATGCTTTTCTTACCACCGCTGCCTGTACCGGCTTCCAAAGATTCTCTTTAACAGTCAATTTCTGCCAAGGTATTTCAAAACCCTCTTTCATCGCAGCAAGAACAACACGTTGATCAAGCCCTGCATCATTCAATTCCTCGGCTAGTAACCCGCACCATAAGTGAAAAGAATCCCTTTGCGATTTAGTTTTCGGCTTTTTTCCGGCGCTAATCGCCGTAATTGTGACCATATAGCCATCTTTGCTGTGCTCAATTGGCGCATTAAGCAATGCCGCGTGCAATTGACACCTTTCTGCAACCTTAAATTCAATCAATTCGACCACCTCCCAAGTAAAGCATGAAGCCATCGGTCGGCTGAGTGCAAGCTAATTCCTCGTCCGATAGCGATATAGGCTCATTTCTTCTGCGCTTAAACCTTTCTACATCTTGCCGATGAACGCCGACTGCTTCGGCTATCTCAGTATTTGTTAGCTCTGTATGATCCAAGAGCTTTATCATTTTCCTAGTCATGCCGTCATTAAAATTCATAACCCCTCCTCCTTAATTACACGTTTAACATAATCTGAATCAACTCCACATACTTCTGCGTGCCAAAGCTCTCCATCAAGGTAGCCTTTAGCATTGTTGATCAGCTTCCGCTCCTCTTGCGATGGTTGACGCATCATAACCTGATCCCAATTGTGCTTATCAATCAAAGCTAACTCGATAACAGATAGCATCAACTTCCTTTCTGGCGATACCCAGCACTCAGAACTATGATCGTAGCCAAACATTGGCGCTAATCGTTTTACAACAGAGTGAATCTTAATGAAGTTATTTCTCCACTCTAAGTTTTTAGTCTTTCCTGCTCGGCTGCTAGTAGTCACAGTTTTAAATTTCGATTCCATAGTTGCGTTACGATCTTAGTTTTTTGTGCATCCATATCCAGCGTGTTGATATGCCACCCATGCACGTTAGTATTCTTGGGTAGCGGTGCGCTGTAAACTAACCCACCATTCTCCATTGATCTTAGCGCCCTGTTAATATCGCTTGGACGCTTATCCATAACCTCAGCATACTGCTTTGCGGTCTTACCTGAACTGTTCTTAACCAATTTATAAAGAACAACTCTAATCGGGTCTTTCTTTACAGCTTCATAATTGTTTCTATGTATATTAGTAATCACTTACATTCCCCTCCAAAGGCATCGCCTTACCCTCTCTGCTTGTGAACTGCATACTCTCTTTGTGGAAGTATAACCCAAAATCTAACTCAGTCCCATCCTGCCGGTTTTTAACAAGTTTTAAGTAAACATCTGGCTGGTTTAAAAACTTCTCATCAAAAGGATAAAATTTATCCCTTAGCGCCATCGCTTTTTCTCTAGCTTTATTTCTGAACACTACAAACACTTTATCCGCTAGATCAGATATTTCACCAGCACCTCGAATACTAAATTTGCCTACCTGCTCATTCTCATCCGAGCCTTTGCGCATGTGGCACACTAGATGAATATGCATGTTGTACATTTTAGCGGCTGCTCTTAACTGATTAACAAACTCACCTTGAGCTGTGTAGTCTTCACGACCAACGCCGCACATTGTTAGACTATCTATCGCTAAGTGATTGATGTCAAGCTCTTGCCCAGCATAGTGTACAAGGCCCAGCACACGCTCCTGTGGAACTTTATCCAAACAATCATAAATGTGTCCCACCTCTTTCATTCTCTCCAACCAACCTAGCGCAAAATCTCTTGATGGTGAGCAGCCTGCTGCTTGTGAGCACATCCATTGTAATGTTTCTTCTGGCTTCATCTCCATTGACGCTACCAAACACCTGCGACCTCTGGCCATTAAGTAAGTAAAAACATTACTCAGCAAAAGTGTCTTGCCGTGACCATTGATTCCTGACCATATTGATAGCTGGCCCTGCCCTAGTCTCACAGCGCTATGAGTCTTTGACCAAGGCAGTTTATCGCCAACCAAACCACTGCCACCCTCCAACTGCTTCAGCAACCTATCGCCATAGGAATTAAATGCGCCAATTTCTTGACTCTCTTGCTTTCCAATAAAACCTAGTAACTCTTTATCTGTAATATCAATCTTTTGCATTTCTCTCTCCTTAAACCCATATTGATGGTTCTTGCTGTCTGCTATCGCCTTTCTTAATCGTTAATACATCCCACTTATCCCTTAATTTCTTTGGACTCAGGATATTTGACTTCCAAAAATCATCGCTATTGGCAAACCTGAATAAACTTAGTATCTCGCTATGAGAATAGTTATCTTTTTCTCTCATCAACCTGATCTCATTAGCCCAAGATTCCATAGCTGGTTTTCGATGCTTTGGATTCAAGGTTAAGATCAAATTGTAGATCGTTTCTGCTGTTTCAAGATCACCATTTTCGTAGTGTAGGTTCTTTTTAGGTTTACTTATAGGTTTGTGTCCCATATTTGGTACTGCTTTTGGGAAAATTTGGGCCACCCCCTGTCCCATATTTGGTACTGCCTCTACCGCAAGGAAATACTGATTACTGGAACCCTCAACCTTAATTCTACTAAGCACTTCTTGATCACTTAAAACTCGCAAAGCCTTCAGTACAGTTTTTCTATCTAGCGATGTCTTTCTTGAGATGTAATTCACACTAGGATTACACTGGCCTGTATCACCATTATGACAATCTGATAGGCATAAAAGCACTAACTTCTCAGAGGAAGGCACTTGTATACCCCAAGCCCAGAATGTCGCCTGTGCGCTCATACAGAGCCTCTCAGCGCCATAAACGATGCTAGTTCATCGTTCTTATCTTCTTTTGTCTGCTTCAATCCTTTTTCTCTCCTGCTCTGTACTATATCTAAATGCAATTCGTGATAACCAATAGGTTTTATCCTGCGTTTTATGTGACATTCGTATCCATCGTCAGGAAATAACTCGTGATACTTCATTCCAACGCTATCAATAACTTCATTAGCACCACAGCCAGACCAGCACTTGATTAAGATTTTGCCATTTTCTGCTTCATCGATACAAAGTGAGGGGCTTTTATCATCGTGTGAGGGGCATAATGCCACCCAACTTCTAGTGTGACCTTTTCTAGCCTTTACTTCCTTGGCGTGATTAAGTTTTGACACTAGCTTGTCTGCTGACATACCGCACTCCTTAGCTCCTTGACTAATCTGAATTCTCTAGCTCTAGTGTCGGGAACATCTTCTTTCCACTGATAGACAGCCTGGACTTTGCAGTTAAAGTACTCAGCCACTTCCATAGGTGAACCAAAGAACTCTACTAACTCTTCGTAACTTACTTTCATATATACCTCCAATTGATGTGAGCAGTAAATGTAATGTAGCTTACATAAAATAGCAAGCGTTTTTTTTATTACAAATCGTTAATTGTTTTTTTAAATAAATTAAACTATAGTTCGTACTCAGTTCTGAGGAGGACAATTACATGAATAACATTCCAGATAATCCCGCAAGAGTAGCACCACCAGAATCACCTAAAGGTTTTTCCATTGATGAAGCTAAGTTTGATTTCTTAGACAGCTACTTAGACTCAGATGATATATCCACTCCGTTTCATGCCGCTTTAGAAGATGTCGTTTTTGGAAACGGTTTTCTTCATGCTTGGCTTCGTAAGCTTTATACAGTAAAACGTGATGAAGTAGAGCTGGATATGAGAGATCTTTTAAAAGATGTTGTGTCTGACTACGTTGAGGAGAACTTGTGAAAGTTAAAAACTTAGCAGAAAATGGTCTTACTGGCTCTGACATTGGTGACGCTATGTCTGCCCTAGCGCAAGAGGGATGGCTTGAGTATGATCTAATGGCGACTATGAATAACTACATGAAGTCTAACGAATTTGTTAATGGTTATGCGTTTGCAAAACATGTAGAGGGTTTAGCTTTAGAGTTATGGCGAACCGAGCAAAAAGCTATAGCAGAGCGCAACGCTGATAAGGAGTTACCATTCTAATGACTCCTATCGAAGCAGATTTCAATCCGGTAAGCCATGAGCATTTTAAAGCTGTAAACCATGAGCACCGAGGTGTTAGATACGAGAAGCATTCTAGGAAGTTAAGATCTGGAACCAGTCGCTTTATATCTGATGCAAGTTGCCTCAAGTGTGGATCTTACACTAGAGTCTGGGTAAGCAAAGGCAGCACATCTAAATGTGTAGCATGTAAGCAAGAAGCGCAAAGAAAGATTATTGCAAAAAAGGAAAAGAAAGCGGGCTATATAGCTGTAGACATTGAGAAGCGCAGAGCTATAGAAGCCCACCAGGAAAGAGCAAACGAACACTATAACTGTCTCTGAGGAGGGATGAGGAAAATGAAACTCTATTACGGAAAGAGCCACCCAAAGCCTAGAACAGGTAGGGACTGTAAAAAGACTGAGTGCGAAAGGCACAAGGATTATTTGGCGTGGAATTGCGGCAACAGTAACTTGACTTTTTGTATGAATTGCAAGCACGCCCATGTATCACAATATAAAAGA